TATCTACTAACCCTTTATTCCTTTTTATATAAGGTATACCTATAATGGGTATATTATTTATATACTCAACTCCATTATCTATGCATATAAAATTATCAAATGCCCTACTTATAGCTTTATACATAGATATTTTTCCATCATGGTTTCCAGATATTCCTAGTACTCTTACATCATTGAACAAGTCCTGTAAGCCTTTAAAAAAATCCATTACATTATAAAAAACTTCATCTGATAAACCATCAGGAGTATGGAAAAGGTCCCCTGAAAATAATATGGGGACCTTTTTTAAGTGGGCTTCCTCGAATAACTTTAGTATTACCTTTTTAGTTACTGTTAACCTCTCACCATTTTCATTAAATTGTTTCCAGTTATGGTAATGCCAGTCTGAAGAGGCTATTGCTATTAAATCCCTTCTACCCATTTCTTAACTATTTCTTCTCTTTTTTCTAAATCCCATTCACCTAATCTATAAACCTTAATACCCTCACACATATCTGTACTAAATAATATGTAATCCATTACCCCATTTATAATGCTTTGAAAGTGTTTACTTATTACTCTTCTACCATTATCCTCTAATATGGTATCATTGGTAAATGGTATAAATAATAAGTTAGTAACCCCTTTCATACCCTTTTTACAATCATCATAGATTATATCTAAAAACCTATCATCTACCAACCCCCCTAACTCCATACAAGCGTATGCATACATATCAACGAAACTTCTATCCATTACATAACCCTCATAAATACAATGATGTTTTTTCCATTCATCTATTACCATCTCCCTTCTAGTTAATACCTCATACTGATAGGCAAAACCCATAGTTGGGTTATCCTTAATCTTTTTAATAGAATCTATATGGTTCTTAAAACCATATTTTGGCCATATATCACCAGCTGAAGAACTAATGTAATCTAACCCAAACTCTTCAGCTATGAACTTAGCCATGGTAGTTTTACCAGTACCAGAAGGCCCACATATCATTATCTTATTACTATAAGTTTTCTTTTTGTCTAATTTCAATCCTTCACACATAATCATAAATTTTTAAATGTTTTAATAAATTGGGGTTTAATAAAAGAACTTATTTCATATTCACTACATATAGATTTAAGTTTGTTTATATCAAAAGTAAATTTCTTCTTTATATAAGGTATGGGTTCTTTAATAAGAAATTTTCTGTAAAAATACTTTAAATCTATTAGCTTTTTGTTTAAGCTCATAGTTTCCTTTAAGTTAGTTAAATCCATTTTACCTAATTTATCTCCTGAATCTATAAAAGCTTTTACATTACCATATTTACTTAGGATTTGGTTCGCTTTTTTAGGACCTATACCAGGGTAACCTGGTATATTATCAGAATTATCCCCTAATAATGATAAATAGTCAACTGTTTGTTCTGGTTTATAACCTACCTCTTCAACTAAGTTATTATAGTTTAATTCCTTACCCTTACTTGTATTAAACACAGAAAAACCCCCTAAATAGTTATCTAAGTCATCATTTGATATAAGTTGATTAAAATCTTTATCAGCGGTTATTAGTATTGTTTTATATCCCTTCTTGCTAAACCTTTTTGAAATTAAGGTTATTATATCATCTGCCTCATACCCTTTCTTCATAACTACTGGTATACCTAAAGAAGCAAATATTTCCATACTTACTTCTCTTTGTCTTTTAAAATCCTCATAATCAAATCCTATCTTTTTATCCCTCTTCTTATAATCTGGTAATAGTTTAAGTCTAAAATCACTCCTACCCCCATCAAATGTTATAATAACTTTATCTGGGCTAAATTTTCTAATTAAACTTTCTGCTATATAAACATTACCATATATAACAGATGTCATTACACCATCTAATGTTTTAAGGTTATTAAATTTATATAGAGCCCTATATGATAAATGGTTACCATCAAATTGAAGTAGTGTTTTAATCTTTTTCCTCATTATCTTCGGTTTTTTTCCTAGGTATATTAACTTTATACCTATTTATATTTTGTTTTTGTAACCTTTCTATTTTCCGCTTAGTTTTAGAAATAGTGTTCACATTAGATTTTTTTATTAACCTCCTCCTTAATTCTACATCTTCTTCTAATACCCTATACATATCATCATATCCCCTAGCTATCCTTTTATCCTCATAATAAAATATACTACTGCCCTTTTTCCTGTTAAGTACTTTAGTTTTTTCTAAAAGCTCTATTAACATATCACTTTTATCAAAACCTATTTTACCATAGTCTTCATTAAAATATATCTTAGTAGTAAATGATTGCCTTGGAGGAGCTACTTTATTCTTTTTCAACCTTACAGATACTTCATTACCAACCCATACCTTATTCTCCCCAGTACCCATAGTTATCTGCTTTTTTCTAAAAAAGGCTAATCTTTGAGATGCATAAAATTTCATTGCATCCCCCCCGGGTGTTGTATCGGGGTCTTCATAAATACCTGCACCAACTTTTTTTCTTAATTGGTTTATAAATACTACTGCTATACCTAATTCATAGAATAATTGGTTTCTTATCCTTAAATATTTATATAAAGCTTTTGCTCTGTTACCCATTTCTGCTTTAGCATCAGATTGAACGGAGTTAATATTATCCTGACAATCTAGAGCTGCTGTAGAATCCGTTACTAATATTATGGGTTGGTTACCAGTCAACCTATTTCTCCAAGTAGTTACCATATCTGCAGCCCAATCAGATATTTTTTCAATAGCTGGTTCATTATATACTATAACTCTATTTAAATCTAGTCCATTTAACTTAGCCCAATATGGGTCAAAAGCTTGTTCTGCATCATTCCATAATGCTATACCACCCAAATATTGAGCAGTATAGCATAAATCCATAGCTAATAGTGATTTGCCGGAAGATTCTCCCCCAAATATTTCCAAGATTTTTCCATAAGGAACTCCTCCACCCATAGTCCAATTCAAATATAAGTTACGAGAAGGTAACCATAATGAATCTTCTGGTAAAACAAATATATCATTTGCATAACCTGACCCAGTATACTTTTTAGATAACTCAGAATCAGATAATATCCTACCGGCTTTTCTTACTACTTTAGCCATAATTAAAATGGTAAATCGTCGCTATTCCTTTTTGTTTTTCTCCTTTTTACTGGTCTCTTTTTACTACCAGCTGTTTTCCTATTCCTACTTCTAGGTTTTTCTTCTTCCTCTTCTTCAGGTTCTACCCCAAGATACTTACTTAACAATTCTTTAGTAGTTTCGTATGAAGGTATGATTTTTCTTACTTCCTCATCAAGGTTATATGTTTTATTAAATTGTTTGGGTAACCTTGAGGGTTTACAGGGGGTAACTGTATATTCAGTATCCATTTTTCCTGAACCAGTTCTTTTTACCTTTATATCATAACCATTTATTGGATCAGTCATATCTCCCCATTCTTCTTCATCAAGGTATAGCTCTAAAATATCTTGATAAGAGGTTGAGCTTAATAATATAAACCTAGGGGATAGGTCTGTATCTATTTCTTTACCCTTATCATCCTTGTAGAAAATACAAAAAGCTAAATACCTATTCCTAGGAGGAAATTGTGATGCTAAGTTATTATCATCTTCATCATCAGAATTTTTTAATTCTTCATGCCCCTCGGTTATTGCACATGGTTCTCCAAAAGTTGTTGGGGATATTACTCCCTTTATATCAGAACCCAAGTAATATTGTACTACTTCTTTTATGAATTCCTCTTCTTCACCCATAGATAATATCCTCACCCTCACTGAGGTATCTGCCTTAAGAAAATAAATACTACCTTGACCTCCCCTAGCTTTTAGGTCAGCTTGCTTTTTCTTTAATCTCTCTTTTAAAGTTTGTTTTGTCATAATCTAATTGTTACGTATGTTAGCACTTAAAGTTTGAATTAGGCTTCCCCTTTCTTCGAAAGCCTTAACGCAAGTTTCTATTATACCTCGGTTTTCTTTAGCAGTATTATACCTAGAAACTGCAACTTGATATTTTTTAGAACTTATTGTTTTTTCTTTAGCCAAGTCGTTAGAAATAGGTCTATTTGTATTGGTATCTAACTCGTTCTTATAGAATATATACATCTTAGAAAAAGCATTTTCCATCTCTTTTTTACTATCGGCTTCTATTCTTGTCAACTTAGTTAATAACATAGCTAAAAAAGCATGAGAAGATGGTTGTTCTTTTATCTCTTTATTTATTATATTTTCATTTACTACTAACTCATTAAAAAGGTTAAAACTAAACTCTTCATCCCCATAACTTATACTTATATTCATTAAGCTAGAGGATTCAGCATATTTTCTTATTTTGCTAGTTTTCATATGGTATTTTATTATTAATAGTATTATAAGGTATTAGTAATGAGTAATCTTCCTTAGGGTTATAAGGGTGTAACTCACCCCAATTTACACCTACTTCAAAATCTACCTTCATTTCTATGGACTTTACTTCAAAGTTAAACCAAGATTTAGTTTCTGGGTTTTTACAAATATCAAAAAGTATAGGTACTGATTCGTGTATATCTTCTGGTTTAATATAAAATATTAATGAGTCATGTACTGTACCAATTTGTTCAAGAGATTTGGGTAATTTACCATTTCTTACATAATCCCTTATTAATATAGAACTAAATAAAGCAAAGTCAGAAGCTGATCCTTGTATAGGAGCATTAACTGATTGTCTTAATGCTTCAGACTTTTTACCCCAATTATCTGAATAAACGTTTGGTAATCTCCTTTTTCTACCAAATAATCCATACACATAGCCATGCTTTTCTGCATATCTATGTTGTTTATCTATGAATTTTTTTACTTTAGGGAAATCTTCAAACCATTCGATAAGAAATTGTTTTGCTTCTTCTTCAGTTGTATGTATACCCTGTTCTGTTAACTTAAGAGCTAACTTTTTAGCTGATTGTTCATAGGCAATCCCAAAATTAGTAGTCTTTGCTTGTTTTCTCCTAACTTTCCATAATATGTAATCTGGGTCATCCTTATCTTCTTTTTCTAGTATATTTTCAATTAAATCATAGTCTACTTTATATTTCTTGCAAGCAGTTGCTAGATGTATATCATGACCAGAATTAAAAGCATTTATCATATTTTCCTCTTTAGCTAATTCTGCTAATACTCTTAGCTCTGCCTGGCTATAATCTAATTGTAATATCAATTTACCTTTTGGAGGTATAAACATTTTCTTTATATCAGAAGCTGTAGTATCACGTGGAATGTTTTGTAAATTGGGGTTTCTACTAGAAAGTCTCCCTGTTACTGTTCCATGTAATAAAAATGAACCGTGTATTTTATTCTTTAAAGTTAATCTTTCCCACATACCTACAACATAAGTAGAATTAAGTTTAGTTAGACCCCTTAATTCTAACAATTTTTCTATAAAACCCGTATCATCTAAAGTCTTTAATTCTACTAAAACTTCTTCATCTGTTGAAGGTCTATCTGTTTGCCTTTTAGTTTTCTTATCCTCAGTAAACTTTATTACATTAAAATTAAATCCATCCTGATCTAGGAATAATAAATCTACCATCTGGTCAGAGCTATTAAAATTTAGGGGGTCTAATAAAGCTTTTTCTTTTTTAGTAGTAAAATCCCCCGATAAATACCTAGATATCTTTTCTTCTCTATTTTTTATTAACCTATCATTACCCCCATTTTTTTCAATTTCTTCTATCTCTTCCCTAACTTCATCTATTAATTTTTTCTTTACTTTTTTTAACCTTTTTACTTCGTACTTCTTTATCAAGGGTATTTCTCGTATTTCTTTATCGCATTCTATTATCTTTTCTCTATAAGTATTTACTAAGCCCTTTAAGTATTCTACATCTATATCCATACCCCTATATTCTGAATCAGCTAATACCCTTGATGCCATCATTAACATATTCCTAAATAGGGGGTAAAAATTATTATCTATTAGCCTCCTTTCAAAAAAAGTCCATAATCTAAAAGTTAAATCAGAATCTAACGCACAGTACTTAGATAAATCGTCTAAAGGTACATTAGACCAAAATTCTTTTATCCTTTCTCTTGGGGATTTTGAACTAGGTACTCCCTTTAAATCATATCCATCAAATTCTGGTATAAACCTAGAAACCATTTCCTTTAAACCATGTGGCCTTTCTTCATCTAACAGGTATTTAGCAAGCATAGTATCAAATACTCTTCCCACCATAGTAATACCATACTTTTTCCACCACCTCATTTCGAAATTAATATTCTGGCCTATCTTTACTATATTAGGATTAGCTATAACTTCTCTACCAAAATACCTTAATGCTTTTTTCCAGTTTTTTATGGGGGAATCCTTATGACCTAAAGGTATTATCCATGCACCGCCCATTTGAAATGACACTCCTAATATAGTAGGATAAGAGGAGTCTTCAACTGGAGACTCCCCATTAGTTTCAAAGTCAGTAGATGCATACCCAGTTATTTTACAATAACTAACTAATTTCCTTAAATCATCCCAGTTATCTACTAACTTATAATTATATTCTAAATCATTGCCTATCACTAAGGTAATTATTTTTTAATATCCTCAATACACCTTTTTAATATTGGCCAATCTTTTTTATAGGTATGAAGAGAGCCTATATTATGGTATAAATACCCCCCTTCTATACATAAGGCTTTCGAAATATACTCCATCAATTTCCAAGCAAGGTATACGTCATTACCAAAATGGGTAACTATATCTGCTGACCTTTGATTATACACTAGGTTTACCTTTCCGTCTCTTATAAGCACTTGGTAATACATTGAGCAAGGTACTCTAGCATAACCCCCTATGTTATCTATATCTGATAAGGGGTCCCATATAGATATTATGGCTTGTCTACTATCGGGGTTCCTAGATAATTCATCTATTATGGGATTTAATGATGTCCTCATTCTTTCATTATAGGTATAGTCAAATTTACCCCACCTATTTATAAACTCAGTCCATACATTTTCCCTTAATTTCCAAGCATTACCGGGGTTAATTTTAACCATGCTTACTCTTTCTTCGAATTCAGCATCAGCCCATAGTATAGCATCCTTGTCAGCAATAAATAGGTATCCAGATTTATCCATGCTAGTCAAACAATAAGAATAATTAATTATTTCTTTTGTTTTATATTGCTCATCCCCAACCACTACTTTATTTTGCATAGAGTTAGGATGAACAATGTGGCCCATTTCCCATACCTCTCGGTATATCTCGCTCATTAGCTCGTAACAGTCAGAATATATTCTCATAGCTCTTCTATTACTCCTATTATATCCATTTGATTCATAATTTTATAGGTAGCCTCACCTTCTCCCTCTAGGTTAAGCTTCAATTCTAAACCCGCATATTGACTATAGATAACCCTTTGGCCTTTCCAATACTTCATGGGTTCTTCCTTAGAACCAGATCCTACTGCTATAACAGTTGCTAATTCAGGTCTTTTATCATCTACTATTGATGGTATAATTATACCAGAATTAGTTCTGGTTTCTCCTTGTTTATCGGGTTTTACTACTACCCTTTGTTCTGCTGGGTTAATTCTAATTTCCATGTTTTAATATTTATTATTAATAGTATTTAATTTTCAAAGTAAGCAACTATGGGCCTTTAAAGGAGGTGTACTTAATTTTTGTATCCTCTTAGCAGACCTTAAATGGGATTTATATTTTAGTTCTAATGATTCTGGTTTTCTAAATTTATCCAAAATATCCATAATCCTCCTCTCCATTTCACTTTTACCCGGTTTAATGAAACTCTTCAATTCTATATGGTTATTGTACATTACAAAATTTTCTGCTGTTAAATACATATTTCCACAATAAAGCTTTAAGCTTATGCTTTGTGATTTACCATATATATATTCAGCCATCCTTTGTACTAAAAGAAAATCCATAAGTAATCTCTTAGTTACTTCTGAAGACCTTATGTTAATAATTACTATGGGGTTATCAGAGGTATATCTTCTTTGAAAAACTAGAGAAATTAAACAACCATGCCCCGATGTATGGGTATTAGAAAATTTAAATGCTATGTTATAATTAGGGGCATTTTTATTCTCCCTTTCTAATACCTCACTCCTAACTAGATCCAGAGTGTTCATATCAACATAGTTCTTCTTTAATAATGTCCATTTTTGTTGCTTATACCCAAACATATACCCAAAGTCAAATTCTGGGTCTACCCATGCTTGGTTTATTTCCATAAAATGGTCATATGAAATAATCTGTGGCCCACTCCTTATACCCCCATTATTAACTATTTCTTTTTCACCAGTAGCTAGGTATTCATTTATCCATTCCCAAGCTTCCTGAGATGTATTATGGTTACTTATTTTCATACCCTAATATTTTGACTTAATTCTAAACTTGTTTACTAGATTCTTCTTGTAATAAACTTCGTATAATGAAGCAGGACTAAATCCAGTAAATTGTAGGAATTTAAATAAACTTACTGTAGCATCTTTTAGTTTAATAATATATAAACCCTCGTCTGTCATCATTTGGGATTGTTTCCAGGGCTTATTCTTTAAAGTATTTCTTGCCAATTGTAAATGGTATGTTATATCCCATAAGTAACCCTTCATGATTGACATAATTTCTTTACTTAATTTCCTGCCCCCTCGTAAAAATTCATCATATAAATCTAAATCCTTTATAACGTACCTTGCAGGGAATTTTTTATAATTTGTGTCAAGATTAACTTTCCCCTCAGCATATAAAAACCAGGAAAGTAGAATTGACCCCTTACTAGTATCTGAAAAATAAAAACCTTTTAAATCACTAACCTCTATACCCGAAACTATAAGTGTCTCTAACCAAAAGTGAATAGAGTCAGCTATTTCCTCGTTGAAGTTTTGTAGATATGGTATCATTTCTTTTTCATCTACCCCATTATGAAACATAGTCATCATAATTTCATAAGATTCGAATGCCTCCCCTAACTCTTCAATAATACGAGCTATAAAGTCTTTTATTATTACTTGAGAATTCTTTGAATTTAAATCAAAAGGATATTTTGGTATACCCTCTATACTTACATAGTGATCAAGTAGATCTTGCTGTAAGTAAAACATATTTTCTAACTCTTTACCTCTAGGTATTTTTACTACTTCTTTAATGTCTCTTATGTCCATGGTTTCTAAATTTTATCATAAATTGCTTTAATTCTTTCTTTTGGTATGTTGTATTTCTTAGATAAAGTTATAATAGTTTTTAACCTTTTATACCCTTTTTTACTTAATGTTGTTATTTCTTTTCCTATTTCTTTCTCTATTTTAATACTATCATTTTCTTGCTCTTCTATATCCTTAAACCTTTGATTACTTTCTATTACTTTTCTCTCCTTATGTAAATTTTGAGCTTTAACAATAGCACAAAATTCTGAATCCCCGCATACTTTACACTCTTTAGCTGATAAGTCATGTAGCTTACCAAAACATGGGTCATTATCAGAACCAAAGTTTAATATATCGAGTGGTTCTAATAAGTTATAGTCCTCTTCATTTATTTCATTTCTTTTTTTCCTAGCCATATCATTTTAATTTAAATAGTATTTATTTCTTCCAGAGTTCAATAACCTTTAATCCCTGATTTTTATACCATTTTATACGGTGGTTACTATGTCTTTTTAAATAGTAACCCTCATCATGAAAATCCTCATAATATACCTTAGTTTTTGATTCATGTTTTCTTGTAGCTCTACCCAATAATTGAATAGCAGTTATTTGAGAATCTCCAGAAGCTGCATTAATAAGTGTTTTTATTAGAGGCATATTTTGACCTATTTTTATGATTAAACTAGATACTAATATATCTAATCCCCCTTTTTTAAAATCATCTAATAAATCTTTCCTATTATCTATATCCCCATGTATAAAAGCTATACTATTATCTTTACCGAATCTCTCATATATTACATTATACATATTTTCTACATGTTCATGGTATCTTCCTACTACTAAGATAGGTGTACGTTTATGTTTTATATAATAATCTACTCTACTACATAATATATCCATCCTTTCATCGTTAATAGTTATTGCTTCCCTGTATTCTTCCCTATAATCTCTAATCTTAACCTTAGTATTACCCTTTACTATTTTAATAATAACCCTACTTGACCAGCCTTCGTCCATTAATTCTAGATTAGAGATAGTATATACTGAATCCCCAAAAAATGACCTTACCTCCATATTATTTACGGGGTTCTTATGAGAAAAAGGTGTTCCAGATAAACCCACCCTAATAGTGGTATTATAAAGTTTATTAAGTATTTTTTTATTAGTTTTACTAGTTACTAGATGGCATTCATCAAATAGTACTATATTATAAGAACTTAGTTTATTAGAAAAAACATCCAGACGATTAACCAAAGTAGGAGTCATACAAACCATTATATCCCCCCATTTAATATTCTTACCCTGCATATACCCCCAATTATCCCCAAAGAATTTAGGCATATCATCTATGAATTGGTCATACAGAGTTTTTTCTTTTAATAATATTAGGGCTTTAGCATTTTTAAAACTTTTATATATACCAGCAGCTATTAGAGTTTTACCAGCATTGGTAGCTGCTTCTATTACACCTCTATAATATGGTATATTACCCACTTCATTATAAACTATACTTTCTACAGCTTCTCTTTGGTAACCACGTAACTCAAATTCTCCTACTTTATAGGGTATTTCACCTATTTCTAGTAATATTCTATTATCATTTATAGTATATTTCTCTCCATATTCTTCTATTAAACCAGTAACTAATGGTAATAGACCAGTTTTAGCATACCCGCTATCTGATAGGAATTTAATCTTTCCATCCCAACCCTTTTCCATGTATGGTCTTAGGAAATATGCATTTGGGTGTTTAACTTTTAAATCATCATAAATTTTTTTTAAAACCTTAAGGTTACCCGATAATTTAAACTTATTATTATTTAAATCAATCTGTATCATAATCTTCTAATTTAAAAATTTCTTTAGAGTTATCCCTTAACCAGTTTATTACTTCTAATTCTGTTCTCTTAGAATTTCTAGCTAAACAATGTATTAATATATTCCTTCCTTCTATATAATACTTAGCAGTGTTCTTTATAGAACTATTCAATGAATCAAAAGCTGTTTCTATAGGGTGTATTTTCATTACCTTTTTATTTTAATGTTATTTTTTATACAGTAATTAATAACTTTATCTACAGCTTTGGGACCAATAAGTTGTGAAGGGTATAATATACCCCTGGAAAAATCATGGTTACTAAATTGGGCATTAATATACAACTCAACGGAAATATTTAATGATTTAGCTTCCCTTCTAGCTCTTACAAACCAAACGTATTTTTCTGGTTGTTCTTCTAACCTATCAAATATACCAGTATTATCCATTATTCTAGATGAATACGATTTATATAGTTTATTAGTTAACTCCTTCTCTGAATCATCCCTTATTTCAACCATAGCTTGATAGGTTTCACATATAGCCTCATACATACTTAAGTATTTATTTAAACTAAATTTTTTCATCTTAGATAAACCCACTTCTAAATATTTTAAAAAACCCAGTCTTTTATTTAAATTAAACTCATTAGAAAAATCCAAAGCTTGAGATGTCATTTGTTTTAATAACAACCAATCCCTAGTATTGGGTTTTATCTGTACTATACCTTTATGTTTAGCTCTTTTCCTAACGCTATATACTAATTTACTTAACAAATCAGTATCGCCCCTTGAAGATGATAATATACTATTAGCTTTCTTTTCTATCCTTTCATTGCTTAATAGGGTGTTCCTAGAATTTATGGATAAATGGCTTGTCTCCTTCATTATATTATCCATAGTTTTATCAGAAAACCCCACATTAGGTAAAACCTTAGATAAAACTTTTTTTAGATTAGACCTAGTTATATGTATACTGGGTTCTCTCATTATTCTTAAGCTTTAATAAAGTATTATAATCCATAAAATCTACATTATCTATCATTTCTTTAGTTTTTTCATAGCCTATATCATTAACATCTAAGTTATCTGGTAATTTAATTATCCTTACTTTTTTGTAATTAGACATATACATAGCTACTTCTATGGATTCATTTATAGCATCTGGGTCAAGTAGCAGAGTTATCTTCTTTATGGGGGATTTTAAAATCATGGATTCTTGATATGTGGATATCTTCTTTCCCCCAGTAGCTATTCCATTATCCCCAATTGTTTCTGCATTAATAGCCCCTTCTGTTAAATATACTTCTTCATAAATGGATAAAGCATCAATATTATATAATAACATACTTTTACCTATACCAAAGTCCTCTATATTTGGATTATTATACTTAGGTCCATTACCCACAAATAACCTAGCATTAAAATAAATTAGATTACCTTTTTCATAAAATGGTATTATTATATAACCCATATATTTACCTGTTGTACAATATCCCCATCCCTTATAAGATAGCTCTTCTGGATCAAAACCTCTTTTAACTATATATGACCTAGCCAATTTAGAAATCCTACTTTTACCGAAAATAAGAGATTTAAAACCGTCTGGTAAAACTGTTTCTTTTCTTTCTATCCTTTCTATTTTAGGTTCTATATAGGTTTTACCTACATAATTACCTAGAAACTTTTTTACTTCATTATAATTATCAAGCCCCTCTAAGTCTAATACTAAATTAAAGGGTGTAGGGTGATACCCACATACAAAACAATTAGTTCTATAGTATCCAATATGTAATCCAAATTTATCCTTTCTACCACAATTAGGGCAATCACCCTTCATCCATCCCCTAGTATAATCCCTCAAACCCAAAGAGTTAATAGCATAAGAATAAAGTTTTGATTTAAATTCTCGGTTAAGTATCATTTAAATCCCCTCCCTTCTTCCTATTACCCTCATAACTATTATCGTTCTGCTTTACACTAATATTTATATTTTCATTATATTCCTCTAATTCTTTACCCCTTAAAGGTTCTAATAATTGTCTTTCCATATCTATTTTAAATACTACTCTTCCATGGGGTGGTCCATCTCTTTGGTCAACTATTTCTAACCTTTGGTAATTATTTTCTTCTTCTTCTGGTGTATGGTTTAAGCCATATATAGCTTGTGCATGTCTAGTAATATCTAAAGTACCAGCTACATCCTGAGCTTCATATACTGTTTTCTGCCTTGATTTAATACCTTCCTTATTAACATGTTGGGCAGTCCATATTAAATCTATATCTTTTTCTATAGCTAAATTACCTATATCTATATAAGCATCACCTATTCTTTCATGTAACGACTCCTTACCAGATATAGAACCCATCTTTGATAAGTAATCTATTATTAATATTTCTGTTACAAACCCGTTTTCTCTTTTTAAATAATCTATATAATTACCTATCTCTAAGGCAGTAGTTGTAAGAGCTGGCATTCTTTTTACTACTATCTCCCCACCATGTTTTTTACTTCTCCTTAATATTTCTCTAACCTTTTTTTCATTATCTTCCTCTAACACTTCAGCTTTTGCCATTTTAGATATAGATTGTTCTATTCTTACTAAGAATTCTCCTTTACCATTATCTAAATCTATAACTAATACATTCTTCTTGTAATATTGCATATACCTTTTAGCAATTACTACTAAAGCCCCAGTCTTAAACCTCTTAGCTTTATCTAATATAACTAATATACTTCCTCTAGAATAACCCCCCGCATTTGTAAGCCTATTTAATTCCCTCCAAGGTAAAGGTACTACTAACCCATTAGTTTTTCTATCTATTTGCCTATATTTAATATCTTTAACTAAAAATAAACCCCTTTCTTCCATGGCTTTTATCCTAGGAGATATAGCTTTTTGTACCCTTTTAGAAAACTCTTCATACTGGTCATAGTTTAATAAATCTACATTTTCTATCTCCTCCTTTAAACTAACATACTTAGCAAACCTTTCTGTATTTTCTAATATCTCATCTCCATCCTGTACGATATCAGTATATAAAGATCTAGTTATGCTTACTATCTCTTTTCTATCCTCATCTGTTAGGTTATTTATAAAGTCCCTACTATTAAAAGTATTATTTAGTTCTTCTAATAATAAGGTTTTACCTGGTATAACTTTCTTCTTCTTATAGTACCTTTTTAAAGTATATGCAATTACTGCATGCTCAGTTAATACAAAATAAGAATCCTCGTATAATTCTAATGCTTTATACCCATTTCTATCTTGTACTGTAAACTTAAGTAAATCATATTGAAAATCAGTAGTGAATATGAATTTCATAAATATACCCGAATTATATTTAATATATATAGTATAATAGTATTAGGGGTTCTAGATAGTTACTAGGTAAACATATTACCCTAATAATTTGCATTTAAATATAATTTATTATATATTTAGAAAACAATACTAATTTAAAGAGAAAACAAATGGAAATACACAGGTTAATCTCTATGCAACCAGGTTATGATAAGGAGTTGTTCAATAGAATCTACAAGGAAACAGAAAACTTAAGAAAAAGTTTAACCT